TGGGGATAGAGTGGCTATATCAAGATAACTCGGGATACTTCAAGAAATTGCCAAATCGGAGAAGCAGTGCATAAACTTTTAGGAACTGGAGATCCAACTAATGATAGCAAATTTAAAGATATAGTTTGCGATTTTGTTGACGATTTTATGAGCGGACATAAAAATATAGCCGTCGTTAAGCTGGCCTATGAAGAACTGGTCGCAGACACGATAACCACATTGAATGCAGATGAAAAGAAAAATTTTGACCAAATCAATAATGAGTGGTACACATCGATCAATCGTGGCGTTAGCTTCCATATGAAAGCGCAACCGAAGGAAATAAGAGAGCTGTATTGGGACACAAGTGACAAAGCTGGTCAAGGTATAAGTGCCTGGTCTAAAATAGCCAACACCATACTATCTTGTATGCAAGCGCAATTCCATCAATGGGTAAAAGAGTCACTATCTGATAACGTAATTTGGGCCGTTGATAAAAGCGATCGCGACATAGCTGAGGAATTCAAAGCCAGAGGTATGTCCAAACATCTTGAGGACAATGATTGTATCGTTTATTCTGAAGACGCGAAACAATTCGATCAATCTCAAAAAGAAGAAGGTACTACTGCTATAGTCGAATTAGCAATGGAAGCCGGCGCACAAGAGAGCACATGCATGTACTATCTTAATCAACGCGAAGAATGGTATGCGGAATCAACGCATAAGATCGACACCATGATACAGCACATAAGATTCACCGCTAGGCATATGATGACATCTGGCAGTAAAATGACTCTCACCGGCAACACCGTGTACGATATGGGTATAGTTGGCGGCGAATACGACTACAACAAGATCTATTTTGCCATGTTCAAAGGCGACGATAGCATCGTCGGGTGCAACAAGCGCAAAGTTAAAAACATATCCGGAAAGCGATTGTCTGAATGGTGTGGGTACGTACTTAAGACCTCTGTTGATCAAGTGCCTGAATTTATAGCCAACTTCATAAACCCTTGGGGCTTTTTTCCAGATGTTTTGCGTAGAGTTTCGAGAGTCGTCGGTAGAATCGTCACCCATCCTGAACAATGGAACGAAATGCGTAGATCTGTTGCAGACGCCTTATCAGTGGTCAACACCGACCAAGAAATGCATTTGGGTGCCTTGTCAGCAGTCAAACATTACACTGACAAGGGGATCAACATCAACTATGAAGAGGTGATGGCTCTAGTTACTTTTCTAAAAAGAACCGTGTGGGATGATGATCTAGCGCCTACAAAAACTGGCGAGTGGTATATATTATACTTCGACATAACGCGCATGCTTGATAAGATGAATGGTAG